ATGGGCGTTCAATCAGAGTCAGTCTAATGCACAAGGTACTTTTGACCACAATATTTTATTTGGTCATGATTTTGGTAACGCAGATGCAAATCAGTATTTGTCACCATTACCAAATAACGCAGGAGCTGGTAGTCATGTGACTATGAGTCTTGAAGATATTAATGGTAGTGCAGATGCAAGTGTAACAGGAACTACATTCTCAGATGGTACTGAAAAGATAACACTTATCTTATCTAACATCAAACAGAGAAAGTTTGTTGTTCCATTTCAAGGTGGATTTGACGGAGAGAATCCTGCTAATCCAAAGAAAACTGGAAGTGACATAGTAGCATCGAATACACAAGGGTTTGATATTTCAAGTGCAACAGCAGCTGGAGCAGTAGCTTATAAGAAAGCTATTAACGCAATCAGTAATCCTGATGAATTTGATATCAATATGTTAGTAACACCTGGTGTTATCCACGATTTACATCCGAAGATTACAAATCACGCAATCTCTAAATGTGAAGAACGTGGTGATGCATTCTATATCTTGGATAGTAGCATATATGGTGGTTCTATATCATCAGTAACAGCAGCTATACAAGCACTCGATACTAATTACGCAGCAACATATTATCCTTGGGTAAAGATTGTTGATAGAAACACAGCCTTACCAGTATGGGTCCCACCATCAGTAGTATTACCTGGAGTAATCGCATTTACTGATAAAGTGGCACACGAATGGTTCGCACCAGCTGGTCTAAATCGTGGTGGTTTAACTACGGTATTAGAAGCACAAACTCGTTTGACACACGATGAACGAGATGAGTTGTATGAAGCAAGGGTTAATCCAATCGCTTCATTCCCAGGTCAAGGTGTATGTGTTTGGGGACAAAAAACCTTACAAGGTCGTCCATCAGCACTCGATAGGGTTAATGTTCGTAGATTGTTGATTAGATTGAAGAAGTTTATCGCATCTTCTTCAAGATACTTAGTATTTGAACAGAACACATCAGCAACGAGAAATCGTTTCTTAAATATTGTGAATCCGTTCTTAGAATCAGTACAAGCAAATAGTGGTCTATCCGCATTTAAGGTAGTTATGGATGATACCAATAACACACCTGATGTGATTGATAGAAATCAACTTGTTGGTCAGATATTTATCCAACCTACAAGAACCGCTGAATTTATTGTATTGGACTTCGTAGTATTACCAACAGGAGCTACATTCCCAGCGTAAGTTTAATCAATAGATTAACTAAACAAAATAACCCCTCTTTTTTGAGGGGTTTTTTGTTGCCGTGTATATTTATATATGAGGTTGAAATAAAACTTCAAAAAAACTATGAAAAATGATTATGTTGTTTTTTTAATAATTTGATATTTATAGTTGAGAAAAATATAATTTATGGAGAATAAAGATGCCAGACTTATTAGATCCGAGTGAGATAATGTTCACACCGTTTGAACCAAAAACAAAAAATCGGTACATTATGTACATCGAGGGTATACCAGCTTATCTTATAAAGACAGCTAACAGACCGACAATAGCCTTTGAAACAATCGAACTTGACCACATTAATGTTAAGAGATACATTAAAGGTAAGGGAGCTTGGGAAGAATTAGAAATTAGTTTATACGATCCTGTTGTTCCATCAGCAGCACAAGCCGTTATGGAATGGGTTCGTTTATCACATGAGTCTGTTACTGGTAGAGATGGGTACTCAGATTTTTACAAAAAAGATATAACTTTTAATGTTTTAGGACCAGTAGGTGATAAAGTAGAGGAGTGGACACTAAAAGGTGCGTTTATTACTAACGCTACATTTGGTGATTTAGATTGGGCAAATACAACTGATCCAGTTGATATAACCCTAACACTCAGATACGATTACGCTATCCTACAATTCTAAATTAATAATAATACAAGGAGTTTATTATGGAAGTCATTGCAGATAAAGCATGGTGGAAATCAAAGACCATATGGACATCAGTAGTAGCTGGTGTTGTTGGTGTTCTTCAAGCAGCAGGGGTTGTAGATCAAGTACCTGAATTAGCTTGGACACTATTAGCATCTTTCGGTCTTTATTCCGTCAGAGACGCTGTAGGGAAATCAAATCCCGAAGTAAAGTAAATAAATTAGCTGGGTATTTTAACCGATACCCAGCCTTATAGTTTTATAAAATTGGTTATATTGTATAAAATACAATTAAATACATAATACAGAGGAGACAAAAAATGGCAGAAGAAAAACGCCGGTTTCCAACAGAGGTAGTTGATTTACCTTCTAAAGGCTTACTATATCCAAAAGATTCACCACTGGCAGGTGGAACTATTGAGTTAAAGTACATGACCGCAAAAGAAGAAGATATTTTAACCTCACGAAATCTTATTCAAAAAGGAGTGGTTTTGGATAAGTTGTTGGAATCAGTTATTATAGATGATAACGTTTCACTTGATGATTTATTATTAGGTGATAAGAATGCAATTATGATTGCAACAAGAGTACTTGGGTATGGTAAGGACTATTCAGTTCAACTTACAGATCCATCTACGGGTGATAAACAAAAAGAAACTTTTGATTTAACCTTAATCAAGGATAAAGAAATCAATACCAAACTTTTCAAGGGTGGTAAAAATGAGTTTGATTTTGAATTACCTGCATCTAAAACAAAAATCACATTTCGTCTTTTAACCCACAAGGAAGAAAAAGAAATAGAGGCCGAATTAAAGGCACTAAAGAAATTTCAGAAAGATTCTGGAATTACTTCGGAGATTACTACAAGATTGAAAAAGGCAGTCTTGAGTGTCGATGGGGATAATTCTACTAAGAGGATAGTTGAATTTGTAGATAACGAATTGTTATCAAGAGATTCATTAGCACTTAGAGAGCATCTTACCGAAATAACACCTGATGTTGATATGTCATTTACCTTCACGAGCGATACTACTGGTGAAGATACGACTATGGATATCCCATTAGATGTTGAGTTTTTTTGGCCTGCGGGCAGAAGATAAGCCCGCGATACACGACCAAATCTTCTCACTCTGTTTTCACGGAAAAGGGGGATTTAATTTCACAGAAGTGTACAACATGCCAACCTATCTGCGCCGATTTTACATTCAAAAGGCATCTCAGTTTTACAAAGAAGAAAAAGCGGCATATGATAAACAAGGTAAAAAATCTTCAGGTATTTCACGACCTGGTATCAGCAGAGGATAACCTTTTTTTCTATATTTGATATTTATTAATGAGTTATAACATCCTGTTTTATAACAGAAAATCATAATTAGTACTATTAAAGGAGAAGAAAATGGCTTCACCAAAACCATTAACAGAAGAACAATTACAAGAAAGTATCTTTGGAAAAATTCTGCACAGCGTAATGAAGGGTAGATTCGATAGAGTTGCTAAGGCACTCGATGATAATCCACGAATGAAAAAAGCTGCAGAAAAGGCTGAAAAGTCAATTAAGGCTGCAGAAAGAGAGTTTAAAAGACAAACCAAAGGTAGAAAAATTGTGATGAAAAAGTTTTAGTCATAAGATAATATTATGGCAGACCGTGAAAATGTAAAATTAGCTAAAGAATTATTAGAGCTAAAGGCGAAAATCAAAAAAGAAGAAAAGATTATCGCCGACATGGGCGAAAAAGTCAATCAAAAAAATGTTCAGAGATTAGAAACACTAAAAAGAAAACAAGCAGAACTTAATAAAATAAAATCTACTGGTGATAAGGAAGCACTTGAATCCGCAATGGAGCAAATGACCTTAGACCAATTAAAGTTGGATTTAAGTAAAAAGTTTTTCACAATGGAACAGCAGGGTAATAAAACTATCCTTGCCAGAACCAAAGAATATTTCAAACAAGGAAATGCTCTTCATGGGTTTGTTGAAACCACTCATAATTTTCAAAGTCAATTTATATCATTAAACGACAGAATTAAAGGTGCTAATGCTTTACTGAGTGATGATATGCCACAAGCACTTCAAAATGCTGGATTAGATTTACAAGATATGGTGAGTCATCAGAGTGATAATTTAGATTTATCACAGCAGTTAGCACAACAATACGATGATATGGGTACAAACTCATTTTCATCATTAGTCGATCAGGCAGAAAAACAAGAAGAATTGGTACGGAGACAAGGTGATTATGTAAAAAAACAATTGTTACCAGATTTAAGAACACAACTTGAAGGTCTAAAAAAGGGAACTAAAGAATATAATGCTACTGCAACGGCCATACAAGACATTTCAAAATCACAAAGATATGCAAATAAAATAGCAAAGGCTAATGTAGATATAGCAAATAAACAGAGGATAAATAATGACCAAACAGCTGCAGCCGCAGAATTAGTACTAGATCCTATGAATAAGGCGAAAAGTTTATTGGAATCGACCAAGGCAGGTAAACTTGCATCAGAGTTGGTTGGTGTGGGAGATGCAACAGAACACTTTAGTAAAACAATGAAAAGTTATATAAGTAATTCTCTTGATCCTGATAATCCTATGAATTTTGGATTGGCTATGACTAAGATGTTCAATCAGACGGATAAAAACGGAAGGGTAACACGAGGTCAATTTCAAATTATGTTTGATAAGATGGGAGAAGGTTTCGAAAGTATGAAGAAAATCTTTGGTGGTATAAATGGTGCTATGGGTGGAATGTTAGGACCTGCACTGGCAGTAGTTGCAATCTTAATGATAGCAAAGAAAGCAGCAGAAATGTTCTATGGTGGTATGTTGGAAACTCGTAAGGAGTTTGGAATAACAGCCACAGAGGCCGCTGGATTACAAAATACTCTTAACACCACAGCAATGGAAATGAAGTTTCTTGGTGTAAGTGCAGAAGATGTGAAGGCGGGAGCTCAAGGTATTATGGATAATATGGGTGGGATAGGACAACTTACCAACGAGAATGTAAAATCAATGGCCAGATTAAATGGATTATATGGTATTAGTGGTGAAAACTTAGGAATACTTAGAGCTCAAATGGGGGCAGTTGGTGTATCAAGTCAAGAAGCTTTCGATTCACAATTAGGTTCAGTAGCGGCACTATCACAAGCTGGTGGAGTTGCACCTGCAGCAATTATGAATGATGTGGCAAGTAATAGTGAGGCATTTGCTAAATTTGCTGGAGAAGGTGGAGATAATGTATTCAAGGCCGCTGTAGCAGCAAGACAACTTGGTTTAGATATGGCTTCAGTTGAAAAAATAGCTGATAGCTTGTTAGATTTTGAATCATCCATAAATTCTCAAATGGAAGCAAGTATGTTACTCGGTAGAAGTATTAATACTGATAAAGCAAGAGAGATGGCACTCAATGGTAATTTGGAAGGTATGCAAAAAGAGATTACCAAACAGATTGGAACAGCAGCAGATTTTGAAAGATTAAATGTCGTACAGAGAAAATCTTTAGCAGATGCATTTGGTGTTAGTGTATCTGAATTAGGTAAGATGGTTACAAATCAAGATAAACTAAATAGTATGACAGAGGGAGAGAGAAAAAGACGAGATTTAATAACAGGAGCTATGGAACAAATGGGTAAAGTTTTTACAAGTTTCATGGGTATCTTTAAAGCAGCCATACCATTAGCTTTAGCATTTCTTTCACCATTTATAATATTGGGAGGTACGATAATTGGGATACTTGCTCTTTTTTCCGAATTCATACAATTTTTAAATAAAGCAAATGTACTTGGTGTTGGATTGGGTGATGTTATTATGTTTGCCGCAGGTGCAGCTTTATTATTTAGGACAAACCTAATGGGTGGTGGAATCATGGGTTTTCTTAAAAGTACAAAAGATATGATTTTTTCAATGGGTGGAAAACTCAAAGGTATGGGTGGAATGCTTGGTGGTGGAGGCCAAACGGCAACGGGTGGAAAACCTGGAACGAAAGTTACGGCTAATAAAAAACCAGCTATTCCTCAACGC